CGGACGAGGACTTGCCGTATGGCTTCGACTTCTTGCCGGGCGGCCCGACCATGTCGGCGATTTCGAGTCCGATGCGTCCCATGGCTCAAAACTCCGTGGCGGCGAACTCGTAGTTGATGACGTGACCGCTCTTGACGTCGGTGTCGGCGCCGGTGCTCGCCAGGATGCCCTGGATGGTCGCGTGGCCCGCGTCGGCGCCCGCCTGGCCCTGCAGGAGGTTGGCGCTGACGTTGCCGAAGGCGGTAGTGTCGGGCCGGACCAGCGTTGCGCCGATGAAGCGCACGCTGCCGGCCTTGTAGAGCCGATCGAAGGTCAGGTCATACCGGCCGGCCGCGGCGTTCTTGACCGCGGTCGCCAGCTCGCCGACCTGCGACAGGATTGCGCCGGCCGCCGTGATGATGATGGTTCCGGTGATGCTGATTTCCGCGCGCCGACCGGTGCCGCGCTGTGGGTGCTTTTGCCGAACTGCCATGGTCCTTGCCTTTCAGAGGCGGCTCCAGCGGGCGCCCTCGCGAGCGCCCGCCAGAAGCCGACTCAGGCCGCCCTGATCCGAAGGCAGGCGGGGTGGTTGCTGATCTTCAGCGCCGCCTGCTGAAACAGGCGGATTTCCCAGGCCGCGGCGTTCGAGACGCGGCCCATCTGGTTCTTGTCGCCGAAGTTGTCGACCATCGGCGCATCGCCGATGCTGCGGAAGACGACGTTGGCGGGGTCGAAGCCCCACACCTGCAGGTCGTTGGTCAGCTTGTCGACGTTCAGATACGCGTCGCAGGTGCCGTCCGAGTAGAAGTGCACTCGCTTGGCGTTGCCGACCACGCGTTCCTTGGTGTCGCCGTCGTACCGCACGGCATTCTGCAGGTCGAGCGCGAAGGCCGCGAAGTTCGCCCGGCTGGCGAACAGCTCGAGGTGAGTCGCGCCACCGATGGTGCTGGCCTCCTGCACGCCATTGATGATCGCGCCCAGCAGAGATCCGCCGGTGCTCGCATCGAAGAACGTGCCGTAGGTGCGCGGGTTGTTCGCCCGGTTGACGGTCCCGAGCGTGATGACCGTGGTGTCGGTGAGCGCCGACTGGCGATCCGGAATGTGCGCGTCGATGCCGACCCATACCTGGCGAGCCGGCGAGCCGGCGTTCTGGCGGCAGCCGGCGATGAAGCAGAAGTCACCGTTGACCGCCGAGACGCCGGCGAGCGTGCCGTCGAGCGTGACGAGACCGTTCGAATAGTCGATCGAGAGCACAGTGCGGACGGTCGCCGAGCGCAGCGCCGAGACGTTCAGGTCGGGCGCGAAGACGACCGGCATGCCCTGCACGATCTTCGGCGCGTCGGAGGTGTTGCCGGCGACGCGGTTGGCGACGACGAACGTGCTGCCCGAGACGCTGGCGATCTTGCACAGCTCGCCCCAGCCCTGGCCCTGGAAGAGCACGCCGTTGAAGTGGCCCATGGCGGCCAGCTTCTTCTTCATCTTGGTGCTGATCGACGACTGCCAGGCGCTATCGTCGTTGCGGGTCTTGTTGATGACCGCGGTGGTCAGCTGCGCGACCTCGTAACCGGGCGTCCAGGCGAACTGGTACTGGTTGCCGATGGCCTGCGACTGGTTGATGGCCTGGTTCTGCGAGACGGTGAAGTCGGCGCTGGCGCCGAAGTCGTCGTCATCGTCTTCCAGGTAGGTCAGGAAGTCGCCGCCGCCGTCGGTCTCCTTGGAGACCGCCTTGAACGATGGCGACATGCGGGACGTCATCGAATTGGTGACGAACCCCTTGTCGAACTTCCGCTTGATGTAAGCGGCGAATGCGGTTTCGGTGAGCATGGTCGGGCCTCTCGACCCGCGCTGTCAGCGCTAGGTCAGTTCGCCGGCAGCACGCATCTCTGCGTTGATCCGGCGGTCACGTTCCTTCTCGCTCTCGGCCTTGTTCTCCCGTGCGGACGGGGCTGCCGAGCTCGATCGGTTCGTGATGGTCTTGCCCTTCGCTCCGGCGGTGGGCTTCGTCGCCGGAGGAGTGCCCTTTTGCGCCGGGCTGGCGGTGAACTTTTTCGACTTCGACACCTGCTCCGTCAGGCGGGACTCAATGAGGTCCGCCATCTCGAAGACCTTGGTGTCGGGGCAGCTGCCGTACTTGCCGTGATAGGCGACGATCGCATCCCAGAGCTGCGCCTGCCCCAGCTCTGTGGTCACCAGGTCGAAGCGTTCGGGTTCCTTCGCCAGTGCGGCGACGACGGCAGCCTGCGACTTGCGCGTGCTCTCCGCAGCGCTGGCCTCTCGCTCGCGGCGCTCGCGGTCTTCCTTCCACTTCTTCAGCTCGGCGACCTCGGGATCGATCGCCTTCGGCTCGGCGCCGCGGTCGGGAGTCTTGTCCACCGCCTCGGCGAGCTCGCGGAACGACTTCCAGCCGACCCGGCGCAGCTGCGCCATGATGTCGCCGGCGCCGGGGCGCAAGCTGTTCGCGAAATCGACGTAGACCTTGTGATCGCCGGTCAGCTTGTCGTGCGCCGCCTTGATCTCTTCGGTGGCGCGCTCCGCTCGGCGGGCCGCTGCCATCGTCTTATTGGCGAACTTCTGCCCGACGCGGCGGAGCTGGTCTTCGGTGAGCTGCGTGGCCAGCTCATCGACGGTCAGATCCTTGAGCGCCTTCGGCTCGTCGGCCGGCTTGTCCTCGGGCTTGGCTTTGCCGTCGGGCTTGGCCTCTGCCTCTTCGGCTTCCTTCGCGGCCTTCGCAGCGGCGGCTTCGCCTTCCTCTTCCGTCTCCGCCGGCTCGGCCTCTTCCTCGGTCGCCTCGGCGCCCTCTTCCGTCACGGTCGTGGGCGTCTCGGGCTCTTCGCCGGCCGGCGGCGTTTCATTCGCGGCTTGGGTGGCCATCACCCATAGCCAAGCGGCCTCGCGGCTACGCTGCCGCTGCTTGTGGCGCCGGGCTGGCGGCCGGAGCGGGCGCAGCCGGCGCAGGATTGAGCGCGGCGTTCGCGCGGTTCACCTGGCGCAGGTAGCGGCGCACCTTCTCGACGCTCTTGTCCGGCACGCCGTCTTCCTCGGCCTGGTTCATCAGCTCGAGACCAACCTGCATCGCCAGCTTGTAGTCGGTGAACTCGTCGGGCGGCTGCAGCGGCTGGCCCTCGTACAACGCCTCGTCGATCTTCTTCTCCAGATTGCGGCGCTTCGAAACCGTCGCGTTCGTGCGGCCGTCAATGTCCAGGTCCTGCCAGGCCTCGACGAGCTGGTCTGGCGACCAGACGCCCATGTCGACCATGTCCTGACCGTCGGCCTTCAGCCCCTCGGGCGTCATCTCCACCGGCGACGCCGGCTTGACGCTGATCTTGTAGTCGCCCTCGTCGATGGCCACGTCCGTGAAGTTGAGGCGGGCGAGCTGCCTGCCCTCGCGGGCGATGACCTGGTAACCACGCGACTTGGTTCTCCCGTCGCGCTTCGCAGCCACTTCATCCTCGGGCTCTTCCGCAATGTCGCGCGCGATCGAGAGCGCCACCTTCATCAAGTCGATGTGCAGCTCCTCATAGCGCTGCTGGCGCAGGCTGTTGCGGTCGTCGACGGTCTTTCGTGCCTCGCGCCGGGCGGAACCCGACGCGTCCAGGCCAGCCTCGCTCGCGCCTTGCGAGGCCTGCAGGTTGACGCCCAGGTCCTCGAAGATGCGCTGCCCATCGCGCTCGATCTGCTGGTAGAGCTCGGGCGCCGCGCACGTGAACGTGATCTGCTTCGGCGGGTCGGGCGTCGTGCCCTCCCAGAGCGTGCCGATCTCGTTCGTGAGCTTGCTCTTTTTCAGGTTCTGCCCGGTGTACGTGTAGAGGTGCTGCGCATGGAAGACCTTGGTGGCGCGCTCGATGCGGTAGTCGTTCGCGTTGATTCGGATCTGCAGGTCGCGCGCCTGCGTCATGAGGCTGTTGCCCCACGCCCCCGTGAAGCGCTCCTCGGCGCAAAAGAACACCAGGCAGTGGAACGGCTTCTCGTACTGCTCCACGACCAGATCGCCGCCGTCGGTGTCCACGGCGATGATGTGCCAGCCGTCGCCCGCCTCTTCGCCGGTGGGCAGCGTCCACGACTCGTACACCAGGCGCTGATCGATGGGTGTGCCGCCGGTGCTGACCTTCTTCGCCGCGCGGATCTTCGCGTCCAGCCCAGGCGTCCCGCCGAAGTCGCGCAGGATGTTCGCCAGCGGCATGGGGCGCTCGCGATAGATGGTCCGCGGCTGGCCATCGACGAAGCCGTCGCTCGGGTCGATCGCGAGCTCGGTCGGCAGCACGCGCTGCTCCATGACCTTGTTGCCGCTCCGATAGAGCTGCGCCACGCCGGCGCCGCTCTCGAAGACAGCCGAGTCCATGAACATGCGGCGCTTCACGCGCGCGAACTGGAGGTCATCGGCCAGGCCATCGGCGAAGTTCTGCATCTTCCGCGCGCGCCGCCGCACCCGGTAGTCGCCATTGACCACCTCGAAGCGCGCCCGCGTGTCCGTGCTGGCCACCTGCGAGGCCAGCGTGTCGATCGCCGCCTTCGCGCGGTTGTTCTTGCTGTTCTCCGTCGGCGCGACGCTGCCGCGCCCGCCGTCGATGAACTGCTGATTGAACAGGTCGTACAGCATCAGGTCGTTGTTCTTGCTGTACAGGCGCAGGTTAAACAGGTCGTAGTCGCGGCGGTCCCGCTCGCTCGACAGGTTGCTGATCAGCTTCTTCGTCGCGACCATGCGGCGCGCGCGCTCGCTGTCCTCGATGTCCTCTTCCCAGAGCGCGAGGGACTGCCCGTCGGGCGAATTGCTCACGGCGCCCTCTTGCGAGCCGCGATCGGGTCGTAGGCGCCGGGCGGAAGGTCTTCATCGGCCGGCTGCTCTGGCCCGGCGGGCGCATCAGTGCCGGCTCGCGGACCGAAGGTCACCTCCATGGTGAGCGCCTCATTGGCCATCTGCACCGGGACCCGCGCGCTCGACACGCCCGCATCACGGAGGACGGCGAGGAGCGCACCAAGGACACGAGGATCCATCTGTCCATAGCCAAGCGGCCTCGCGGTCTCTGGAGTTAGTTAAAGGCTTTCCCTAACTGGTAACCGTTACCACTCGTTGCGTCATTCCTACGTGCGATTCCGCTGCCTTAGAACGACATGTCGTCGTATTCGTCGTTCTTGAACTCGTCGGTCGCATACTCGTGCGCGGCGGCGCGCTGGGAGCGCGCGAGCTCTTCGGCGCGGCGGATGGATTCGAGGTAGGAGGCGTCCGGCTGCTCTGGTTTGTACGCGTCCCAGTAGGGCGCGAGCGAGTAGCGCGATGACTCGGCGGGGTCTGGGTGCCAGGCCTTCGACCACGTGCGCTTTCCGCGGGCAAGCAGGTCCTTGTCCCATGCAGCCTTCGTCATGTCCTCTTCGACGGCGCTCCCAATCATCACGTCGTACTGGCTGTCCTCGAGCAGGCCGTTGACGCGGCGGACCTGGCCGTCGAAGTCGGCTTTCTTCGCGGCCTTCACCGCCGGGATGCCGCTGTCGATTGTCCACGTGTCGATTTCCAGCGCGCCCTGCGTGTCCCAGAACCACCACGCCGGCCCGAAGCGCGCCTGCACGATCATGGCGACCGCCTTGATGTGCGACAGCTTGGCGATGGAGTTGCGCGGCGTGCACCACTCGAACAGGTGCTGCACCTTGCGGCTTGCGGTGCCCCAGCCGTTCGCCACCAGCGACGTCCGGTCGCGACCGCCCGGGTCAATGCCCACGCTCACGAACTCGATGCCAGCGCGCGGGACGGCCGCCATGAGCGACATGATCGGCACGCCGATGATTTCGAGCGCCGCCCGCTCGCCCGCCAGCCAGTCAGGCACCGTCGGCGTGTAGCCGTTGCGCGGGCGCGAGTAGTGGTAGCCGGTGGCGATGGCCGTCCACACGCGCTGCACGCGGCCCCAGTCGCGCAGCAGTTGCGGGTGGTTGACGCCCTTCTCGGCCTGGAGCTGCTTGAGGCGCTCGGCGGCCTCGGGCGTGTGCACATTGTCGAGGCGGCCCCACGAGTGATGGGACCACTTCAGCGATGCTGGCGTGCCGCCGGTCTTCGACGCCTCGTCGTGGCTCGCTAGGTCGAGGAAGAGGCCGAATGGGAAGTCCGGCAGGACGCCGCTCAGGATCACGCGCGTCGTCGGCGTGCACATCGGGTCCAGCAGCACGTCGAGGATATAGGTCAGCACTGACGTGGGCTGGTCCTGACACTCGTCGACGATGAAGACGCAGTTGTCGAGGCGATTGCCGAGGTACTTGCGGACGTTCTTCAGGTCGTCGGTGCCGCCGAACGCGACGATGGCGCCGTTCGGGAAGCGCGTGAGCTTCTCATCCTGCACCGACCGGTGCTCGATGCCGAACCGCTCGAGCAGAGCGATCCACTTCGGCCAGACCGAGAGCGTGAGGCCCGTCGATACCAGTCCCAAGAAGACGTTGATGCTGTTCGGCTGCGCGAGCGCGTTGTCGAGCAGGATGCCGAGGTCAGCCCACGTCTTGCCGCTCTGTCGGTCGCACAGGAAGTGCAGCCAGCATGAGCGGTCCAGCATCGCCGCGAGCTGCTGCGTGTGGCCGTCGGCATAGGCCTCCAGCGACCACTTGGGCTTCTCTGGCGCGTTGGCTCGCGCCCGGCGCTCTATCTCGCGCTCCGTCGCCTTCAGGAGCTGCGCGGGGGTCACGGCGGCAGTGGCCGGCCGGCCACCAACCAGTAGCCCCGGCGCAGCCACCTCCAGAGCGCCCGCATCATTGCGTCCGTTTCTTGGGTGCGAGGCGCCAGATCGCCGCGATGGCTGCGCGCATGTGCTCGAGCCAGTGGGTCGTACCGACCGCGCCGCATATGTCGCAAAGGCCGTTCGCGCGCGCCTTACCGGCGCAGTCCTGCGCTCGCGGCGCCATGCAGCGACAGAGCAAGAGCATCACTGCTTCAGCACCTGGCGCAGTTCGGCTAGCGCGCCCTCGGATACGCCCGACAGGTCGACTGGGATCTCCTTCGCCGGGCCGATGAGCCGATCGAGCAGCATCTGCATGTAGGCCGGGTGATAGGTGGTCTTGCTGCCGCAGACTGCGCCCTCCTTGTCGAACACGTCGTTCTCCACGCCCTGCAGGGCGAGTTTCTTCAGCACGCGGAAGGTCTCGCGCAGCTCCTCGACCGTACGGAACTCGTCGTCGAGCATCTGCTCGATTTCCACAAGCTTTCTCGGCCGACCACCTGGGTTACCGCTCACGCCCGGCGGGAATGGCCGGCCGCGTGGTCGCTCAGGCTCCCTGCTCTCAGCCACGTCACACCGCCAGCAGCTTCCGCGGCCATGCCGACCAGCCGATGAACTCGCCCGGCCCCATGGCCGACATCTCGGGCGCCACGAACGCATGCACCTCGCCCGTCACGCGGTCGCTGACCGTGCCGGCATTCTCGTTAATGGTCAGCTTGCCCACCAGGGTCGGCTTGACGCTCAGAACGGCGCGCGCGGCCCGAATCAGGTCCTCGCGGTGCGCGCCGGTCACGTCTGCACCGCCGCTTCCCGCCGTTTGATCCAGGCCACTAGGTCTGACGGCATCGCGAAGATGCGCCAGTCCAGCCGCCGGGCCGGCGAAGGGAACATCTCGTTGAAGATGCGCGCCGCCCACTCTTGGCGAGTCTCGGTCTTCATGGCGCCACCTCCGCCGGCAGCGACCGGTCCGCGTAGTCGATGCGGTGCCAGGCGTAGGTGCGCACCACGTCGTCAAACCGCACGTCGATGCCGCCGGCGTGCGGGATGCCGTCGACGTCTACGATCGCCTCCTTCGGCATGCGGTTGCCTGGGATGCCCATCGGGGTGCGAAACGAGATTACCTTGTAGCGAAACGGCGGCGACTTCATGGACGTTCCTTTCGTGCGGGTTTGATTTCTCGCTCGAGCGCACGGCACTCGGCGGCTGCGAATCTTCGAATTGTTCCGACGGCGGGCGGCGGCTCCGCACTGGCGGGGGCGAGCTGGCGGCGTCTCCATGGACTCGTGGGTCCGGGGTGCTCGGCCTTGACGCGGGCGATGATGCGCTGGATGGCAAACCGCGAGCTCGGGCGCCCATCGCTCACGACGCGCTGGGACCGTGGGTCGCGGCGGCGCCGGCGGCTCGCGGTGGCGGCGACGCGCGCGGGTATCGCCCGGGTTGGCACGCCCTCGGCATAGAGGCGCCAGATCTCCCGCTCGTGGTCATTCCACCAGAGGTGCTCGGCCAGCACGCGGTAGGCCCAGGCCTGCCACGCCTCGACGGCCTTCGTATACGCCTCCAGTTCCACCGCGGTCATCGTCCTAAATTTGCTCGAGAGAGCGCTCTTGGCTGACAGCTCGCCCAGGCCCTCCGCCTGGAGCACTGCGTCCCATGAGGCCGTCGGTGCGCTCACGTTTCAGTTCTATCAGAACTTTCAGAACGTTCAATACTTTCAAAATAACTTGAAACTTCGTGGCAGCAGCCGGGGCGATCTCTGGGTCTGAGCACCAGAGGCCATGAGAGCGGTCCGTTTGCCGGCGCTGTCAGCGCGCGACGCCCGGTGATGTCAGCGGAGCCCGACCACCTTTGCCGGCGCGCCCAAGCCCCGTTGCGGCTGCGCCTCGCGTGCGATTGCGGAAGGCCCCGCCGTCGCCTGACAGTGAGTCGTATTCATTGGCCCCGGTTTCAATCCGTTCTGCGACCCTTTGGTCGATCGGGTCTGATCGTGTAGCGAGCGAAGCCTTTCCACGGCGCTGCGCACTCGTGCGTCACGGCTTCCCATTGCGCGTCGCGTGGATCCGTGTGGCGCGTGTCGATCCACCACCCGCACCTGCAGCGCAGTCGTTGCCCTACCTCGTCGACCATGAACTCCATGAACCCGCGCGGGCCCATAAGTCGCAGGTTGCTCGTCATCGCGCCATCGGCTTCGCCCAGCCCATCGCCTTGCGCGTGCGCTCCGCAATCTCCGCGTCGCTCTCTTCGGGCGGTCGCTGCCCAGCGTGGGCGGTGCACGTTCGCGTGCGCCTCGCGCCGACCGTGGTGAGCAGCAGCGTGTAGCAGGGTGGGTGCTCGCAGTAGCGGATCACGCGGTTCCCTCGAACACGATTTCCCAGCGCTTCCTGGCCACCCCGCCGTTTCCGATCGGGTCGCGCATGGCCTTGAGCGTTCCGGTGGTGGACTCGGCCCACGAACCGCGCGGCTCAAGCTCTGCGGCCTGGACGAACCCGGCGACCTTGAGCGACTTCCCTTCCTCGTCGCCCTGCGTGTACGTCACCAGGCGCCGGTAACCCATCGCCTTCGCGATCACGCGCGCCGTCGTGTAGAGCTTCGAATTGGCGCCGAGATATCCGTTCGTGCACGTCCTGCTCACCTCGAGGGTTCGTCCATCGTCCAGGCCGCGCGCGACTGGCCTACCGCAGATTGCGACACCAACGATCACGTCACCGTCGGAGACGGCAAACGAGAACTTGTGACCACGACACGGCTTGTTGTGCCGGTGCAAATCACGCACAAAGGCGTTGGCCGCGCGGAGCGATATGGGCACGGTGCGCAGCATCTAAAATGGCACCACCTGCGCGCCGACGTTGCGGATCGCGAATAGCCCGCGGTGGACGGCGATTTGGTGCGCGTCCCAATCGCGTAGGTCCTGCTGCGCGAAGCGGCCCGAGCGCTGGTCATGCTCAGAGTGGCATCCCTGCAGGACCTTCGGGTAGTACGTGAAGTCTGCTAACATGGCCGAACTGCCGACGTCGTCCCAGTGCGGCCCGCACAGCGGAATCACCTCCGCGTCGCTGCCGTGCTTCATGCCCATTCCGCCGCGCCCGACGTGCGCCGCTTGGATGTTCTTTCGCGTCCCGCACGCCGCACAGGGCCGCGTGTGCACCCACGCCAGGTACTCGGCGTGCTCCTGGTTCCGCTCTTGGTGCTTTGTCACCGGCTCTCCCTTCGCGAGAGGTGCCAGCATCCGCATGCCGGGCACTGATAGACGAAAAGCTGCGGCTTCCGCTTGCCGCTACGGAGCGGCTGCGCCGCGACCGCGCGCGCCAGCCCCTCGGTGCCGAACTTCTTCTTGCCCTGGCACATCGCCATCAGCGTTTGCCTCCCTGTGTGACGCCGAATCGTGTCGCCGGCTTCGCCGTCGGGCTTGCCGCAGCTTTCGGGGCAGCACTGGCGCGCGGTCGCTCGAGCAGGCGCGCGATCCGCTCCGCGAGCTCCAATTCCTCTGCAAGGTGCGTCCATTCGACGCGCGCGTTGTCGACCAGCACGCGATCGGGCGCCCCGAGCTCGATGCCGCCCGGGAAGTCGATCAGCGCCAGCGCCGTCGGGTTGTGGACCATCAACCAACCGCGCGTGGCTTCGCGCTGCGCCTCCAGCAGACGCAGCGCCCGCTCGGCGTTGGCCGCCTGCGCCTTCAACTTCGCCACGCGCGCCGTCCAACGCAGCGCCGCCGCCATTCGCGCGAGCGCCGTCGGCGCCGTCAGATCTGCAGCGGCCTCCTTTAGCCAGACGGCGATCGCGTCGTCGTGCTGGCTCATGCCGCCTGCGCCGCCTGGTTCGCGCAGACCCAGCACACAGAGGACCAACTCATCGGCTCGTACCGACCGCACTCGGTGCAGCCGCCGGCGTCCTTCTTCGGCGGGGCGAGGGGCGGCGCGAGCGGCGGGCGACGGGGAAGTTGCCGCCTAGGTCCGTGGCGCGCGGCCATCTCCCTCAGGCATTGAATGCAGCAGCTCTTCCCTGGCTCCGCGGCGCCGTGCCGGCCGTTGCGCCCGCAGATGCCGGCGGCCACGCGAGCGGCGTATTGCTTCTTGGCGTTCGCTGTCTTTCTCTCCTTCTGTGTCATCAGTCGGCCACTCCTTCCTGTGCCTTTGCGGACGTCTGTCCAATGATTCGCTCGATCTCTTGGCGCGGCGGCATCTGCCGCGCGCCCTCGGGGCCGCTGGCCTTGTAGGCCTCGGCGATCGCGCGTCCGATGTTCTCAGGCAGCTGGCGCCCGTTGATTCCGAACCGGTCGAGCCAGCGGATCTGGCGGTAGTTGCAGAGCCCGGCCTTGATGCGAGCGTCGCCGATCTCGATCAGCTTCTTCGCCTGCTTCTTGCTGCAGTTCGGCGGGATGTCGAAGTACAGCTCATCGCGGAGGATGCGCAACTGCTCCGGCGTGGCGGCATTCTCCGGCTTGAGCACATGCATCGGCTCAGGATTGGCCACGCCCATGGTCTTGAACGGGTCCTGTGGCCGCCGCGCCGCGATCCGCGACTTCAACAACGCGGCTCGCTCCGCCGCCTCCCGAATCTCGCGCCGCGCCTGTTGCAGCGCCTGCAGGACGTCGCCGCCTTCCTCGCGCAGCTTCTTCTTGGCCTTCGCCTTCTCGTCGTCGCTGTAGCTGCCACCCAGGATGTCTACAGGGCTCGCGCAGCAGCCTTCCATGTTGTTGCCGGCCAGGTCGAAGACGTTGTTGTAAGGCTTGGGCGAGGCCGCGATCGCGGTCTTGCGTTCCTCGACCGTCGCGAGCTTTTCGATCCCCGGCCAGAGCCGCGCGCCGCGGCCGATGATCTGCTCCAGGCGCGCGCGCGACTTGCACGGCAGCGCGTTCAGGATGACCTGGAGTTGCGGATCGTCGTAGCCCTCGGTGAGCACCAGCATGTTCGCCAGCCGCGGGAAGGCGCCGCCCTTGTGCCCGCGCAGGATGGCAGTGCGTTCGTCGTCGGGCGTCTTCCCGTCGAGGCTGCGCGCGCTGCCGGGTTGGCGCAGGTTCATGGTCTCCGCGGTGACGTGCGCCGTTTTCACGCCAGGGGCGAACGCCACCATCCGCATGTCGCCAGCGAGCTCCAGCGCAGCGTCGGCGATCTGCACCGCACACGTCGAGATCGCGTCGTCCAGCGCTGCCTCGTCGAATTCTCCGTCCTTCGCCACCTTCAGCTT